TACCATCATTGAATTAGTAAAGCCGTATTTCCCCATTGCATTTAAAGCATTTGAAGATTACCAGATGAACGCAACCAATCTATCAGCGATGGAGACAAGACTTGTAAGGGCGGTCAGGGCCGGTTCTATTGATCTTGGGGATGATGATGCAGTACGATCATACCTCAAGGCTCAGGAGTGCTCAGAACGCGAGATAACCGAATTTCTGCAAAGATATTAAAACCAAATCTATAGAACGATAAGGGGGAGCAAGTGGCTCCCCCTTAATTCTTGATGATTAATTGGTAAACCCATTTTCGTTGGCTACCGACCCAACCCAATTCCCATGAATATCAAAATTGAACACAAATGGAGCTACGTTTACCATCGTCTCAACAATAGACTGATCACCATCATCCCCCTCAGTTTCAAGGATTTCACAAGCATTAACCATATTAATACAAAACGCACGGATAGATGCGAAACTGGATGGTATGGAATGGTTGGCATGTTTCAGATATTCAGTGACCAGATTGCGAGCTTCGATAAGAGTGGTATTCATGATATGGCTCCATTGTTGGACTTGACAATGTATCTATATCAGAGATTAACTAGAATGTCAAGAATTATTTTTAAATAGCTCTGGGTGATCATAGCCATACTTTGCAATTAATGCAGATTCGGCTACTCCATCACAATTTTTGAACTTAAACGCTGATATAGCAAAGTCTGGCCACAATGTACGAGCTAAGTCCAATGACCCATCTTTATTTTCACCAATTAGATTATGATGTTTCTTCCATGCCTGTGGAGTTGGCATGATAAATGGAATCCGCATTGCCGCTAAAATTCCTTGATGTTGACCCCACCCAGTCCCAAACCGGAACATACTAGTAACACCCTGACCAGTTCTTGCTGCTACCTTCTCTAGTACAGCACGTTGCGGTTTATACTCTTCCAAAAAATCAATAATCGCTTCTAGGTCCATCAGCTTGCGGGCTTTCTTTTTTCCCTTTTTGACAAATTCTTCGGTAAGAACGGGTGTCTTTATAGCAATGATCAATCCATTTTCAGAATATATAGAAATACCGCCAGTGTTTCCGGGGTCTATTCCGCAAATCTTCATAATAAATATCCTTATGTTATAGATATTTATAACATGGAAGATATTTTTAGTTTAATTCTAGTCTCTACAGTACGAAATTCATATCCACAATTAAATCTCTATCTACAGTGAACTACCCAGCAGCTAAAGCAACTGGGTTTTCTTGAGCGGAACCAATAAATTAATTACAAGTATGCTAGGTATCAATATCACATTGTACGTTACATGATTTCCTCATCACTGGCAATAGAGGATATAGTATTTTTTAATTCAACAACCATCACATCTCCACCATTAGCGACAACTGTATCTGAAATATCATTACGGTGCGTGATCAGCAGAACTCGTTTATCTTTTTTATCGCATGTTTTCTGCAATATATCCAGTGACTGTTCTGCTCCTCTAGCATCAATACCATTATCAATAAGTTCATCAAGCATTAGCAAACTTAGTGGTTGATTGGTAGATTCAAATAAGTCTTGAAATGCAAGATTTAGTGCAATTGTCACCCTCTGCCGTTGTCCCTTAGAAAGATTGTAAAAATCATATGAATGATCGAATTTAGTAATTTCCATACCTAACTCATTCGTCAATCGTACTTTGAACGGCAATTCTAATGTTTCAAGATAATTATTGATACGCCCGTTTAGTTTTGGCAACCAACGTTCGATAACAGCCTTTCGCAGAAAGCTATCCTTACTCTGTAGGAGATCAATAAGATAATTATAATGAGCAATAAGTTTCCTCAACTCAACTGATTCTGATTGATTTACATCTTTAATCGCTTCACTACTCAGCCCCTTGATGGTATCTGTATGGGGATTTTCGCTATTTGATAATTCATCAATACGTTTCTCATTCGTTTCAATAATCATACCGGCTTCATTGGCTTCGGTGACTGAATCAAACATAAGATCAAAATCACCAAGATCATCCACGGTTTTGGCCAATTCATTGGATTCATCTTCATTAGTTAATAGCCTTGCTTCCTCTAACCCCACTCGTATTTTTGCTTTTGTGACATGATCATCTGACTCTTTGATGAACGTATCAATGTCGGTCATCTCATTAATAATGGTATCCACAACACTTGGATCGGCCACCCAATGTTGATTGCAGGTTGGACAAATACTTTTATCAATTTTTTTCTTATTCTCAGCCAATTCGGTTTTGTGCTGAAGTTTTCTTTCAACTTGTTTCTCAATATCATTGAGATCACGTCTGGCCTGTGACAGTTCTAGGTTAATAGTCTTGCGAGCTGCATTGATGCGTTTATCTTCCTCATCAATTGTTGCCAATATTTCAAGAATTTCTATTTGTTCATCAATATTAACTCCATTGAGTTTTTCAATCTGGGTCTGTAATGTTGCTATATCTGATTTGCGCTTAATCTCCCATTGCTGTTCACGGGTTTTCAAATCTTGTATTTGCCTTTCAATACGTTTATTAGCTTGCTCAGTGGCAGCTAATGCTGAATCTACAGCAACCAATTCTGTTTTCTTACCCTTTCGGTCTTCTTTCAAAACATCAGCACGCTCCGTCAATAGGTTCAATCCCATCAACCGTTCAGCAATTTCTCTCTTTTTTTGTTCTGGGAGTTTCATAAATGGAAGAGATTCAGAGCTATTGACGATTAAGAATTCAAATAGTTTGATATCAAAACCAATGATTCCCTCAATTTCATTCGTAGTTTCGTTTTTATTACGGCTGATGTCATAGATATATGTTTTCCCATCTCTTGTGAGGAAATCATCATCATTATCTAGGTCTTTTCTATATAGTTTAAGTTTTGATGGAGATTCACCACGTTCAATCCGATAAGAACCAGAGGGAGTATCCATTTCAAGGATAACAAGCATACCTTGACCCTTGCGTATCATCTTGTTGACTAATTTCGCATTGCTAATATCACGAATGGTCTTCCCATATAGGCAGTAGCTTAGAGCATCTGATATAGCAGATTTACCAACACCATTTTTAGATTCTTCACCACCAGAGTCAAGATTTCTACCAAGAATGACCGTAATACGATTTCCGGTTAGATTAATGGTGGTAGGTTGTGCCCCGAAAGACAGAAAGTTTTTGAGTATGAGTTTATTGAATCTAATACCGTGTATCATTTTTCTTCCTTGGGTGCTTCATCGTCTGTAAAAAAAGCTTCTTCCATGTTTACAACAGCAGTAGCAGCATCCGCATAATTGTTGATTAATTCCAATGTTGTATCCGAGATCGGTGTATCATCCGTGACAAATGAATTATATAATTCTGTGATTAACGCATGACCAGCAATGTTAGCATTGCGTAAAACTGTTGAATGTAGTGATGCGGTGTTTAGTCTATCAATCATTTCATCCATGGATTTGATAAAGGAATCTAGTTTAGTTGCGTTGGCTTCATCTTTTTCTTTGAGTGTTTTAACCCATTGGGTTAGCCAATCAACTGTATCCTTATTCATGGAAATTCGTGGAAATTCGTTTTTCATAATGAGTACCTTTTGTTGTTGTGATTTTCTAGTTATACCTTTTGGAAGAGTTCCACAAGGACCTTTGGGTCAATATCTGTGTCTCTTGGATCGATTTGTAGCAGATGATCCACTACAATTTCATCCAGTGTTTTCCCATCCATATCTGATATTTCGTTTACATTTTCTGATGATGCACCTTTTGTACTCTCAAATACTCGGGCTTCCCTGACTACACCAGCTAATGCCTCGCGGATGAAACTAATATCCTCAAGCTCCAAACCAACATCATCTTTAATTTCTAATACACTTGTTGGGCGAGTGACTGATGATACTTGATCATTTTCCAAAAGGTCTAATATTTCGGATGTGGTGAATCGTTGGTATAATGGCCCATCATTCCAATTAATAAATTCTGGGGCACCACCCCATTCCAATATCATCATACCACGTTCTTGATCATTTACATCATTGAATGTATGACCAAACGGATTTCCAATATACCAAACTGGAACTTTGGATTTATTCAATTTGAGTTGGCGTTGATGGAAATGTCCAGAAAAAACATATTCGGTATTAACCATTTGATCAGCATTAAACTGACCTTTATCGTGCATTTCGATTGAGCTATTCATGAGAAATCTGGGGAAAGCAAAATGTCCAAAAATATATTTTGCTTTCATATCGATGACCTCAAGATATTCTGATCCAACCAGATATGGGACCATCCCAACTTGGTCTATTACAGTAGGAGTGTTGTATACAGTTACCCCATCCCAATTACCAAAATGATCGATACTAGTAACGGTTCTGTTAGCTCTATTATACATATCATGATTGCCTGTGAGCATGTGGACTTCTGCAACTTCCAAAAGCATCCGCATAGCTAGATTAGAGAAATGATTCGTATCTGTCCTAATTCTGGATTGATTATCAAACCAATCCCCAACAAATATGATTTTATCAACTTTAGCCTTTTTGGCCTGTGAACAAAACCATTTGATGTAATTTATACAATCATTATTATGAACAATACTATCGGATCGTTTCCCTAAATGTAGGTCTCCAAATACTGCGGCTTTTTTAAACATACATACCCCATCAGTGATCAAAATTTCTTTAAACATTATATATATGATGCCAGTATGATGTCAATGGGGGTGGATTGTATAATGCGATTAGATGTTATGAGATTCTTCTTCTTCTTCTTTCTGTTTAGCTCTAAATTCCGCAACTTTTTTAGCCAGCCATCGATTTTGTTCCGCATCAGTCATCTTACTCATATCATCTTCTTTGAGAATCTTGGATTTTTTGCGTCTGCGGCGTTTGTGTGGATCGGATTTAATCCTCTTAGTACCATCTAAATCTAACCCTAATGAATTTGTCATATATTCATTTTGTCTACCATACGATGGCAGCAATGTGGAGTTATTCAATCCCTCGATAATCTCATCTCTGATTTTCCCTTGTTTCTTCTCACGCTCGATGACAGTCAGAAAAACACGAGTCACGATCTGGCTCATGTATGAGAATGGGTTGGGATAAGAACCTTCTGGTATCTTTTCTAGATTGAACTTGAGGCATACCCTGCATAAACTCATCTCTGCTTCTGATTTCATATCCTCGATCCACGTATAGTTCCTCCATCGATAACTTGTTGCTATGCGGGTGACTAATAGATTAATCATGACTATGAGTTCCGGTGTTAGGCATTCTGCTGCCCGTTCCCATTTTTCCTCCTCTGGTAATTGAGCTTGTATTTTCTGACTTTTAAGGATTTCTTCAAGAAGATTTCCGTTATTTAGATAATCATTTGGGTACTTGGTAGACATATTTTTATTCCCGTGGTATTGTAATTTGGTGTACAATCAATATGTAGTGACAATTACTATTATTTGTAGAGTAAAATTAAATACTTGAATATTGATCACTCTGGCGGATAAATATATTTCAGGGGATATTGATATGACCATGACACCAACATTTAATATTGCAAAATCGACGGGATCATTAATGGGAACTTCCCCCAATCCCCTCAATCGTACGGGGCAAACAAATGGTGCTACACAAAATTTATCATCAGCGAATCCTACTAACAATACAACGGGTGGCTCTTATTCATTTGAACAAGTTTATGCACGATTAACCCCATTCCAATATCCAAATGAGGTATTAGGTAGTAATACCAATCATCCATTATCACCAATCATCCAATCCAATGGTGTGGTATTTCCGTATAATCCAACCATCTCGGAAGGCGTAAATATCAAATATGATCAGATAGACCTTACACATAGTAATGAAGGATATTATGCGTATCGGGGAACTGATAATGTTAGAATTAATATTAGCAATGCAACTTGGACATGTGATACATTCGATAATGCAGTTTATGCGTTAGCAGTCTTGCATTTCTTTAGAGCCTATAGTTTTATGGACTTTGGGCGGGGAAAGACTGGTAGGCCACCCTCACCAATGTGGTTTCATGCATACGGAAATTATGCATTCAATAATGTTCCTGTATTAATGGAAAAGGCAGATTGGTCATTTCCAAATGATATTGACTATGTTGGTATACCAGAACCCAATTCACCAGAATTTCAGCGGGGGTATCTACAAACCAACCAACAATCCACAGGCAGCTATACATGGTTGCCAGTCAAATTTTCGGTTAGTTCCATCAGTCTTCTTGTTCAGCATTCACCTAGATATTGGATTAATTTTTCATTAGAGGATTATTATTCGGGAGCTATGCTAACAAACCGTGGGAATGGATCATTCCATACGCAAAATGTACCAACAAGTGCCGGTAATATTACCCCATCAACCATCATCAATAGCACTGGAAATAATATTCGGTAATCCAAAATTGTACTTTTTGCGATTTCAAAATACATTGGAAATATAACAAAAATGACCTAAATATTATTATATAATATTATTAGGATAACTGAAAATATGTCTGTTAACGGATACACCCCATCTTATAACGCCGAATCCCCATATCGAGTGACTCCGATTGTTGGTGATTTTATGTATTATTATATACATCGAAGTATTGATCCACAGATAGATGATGTTCTGGTAACCATGGATAACCCAATTTATATTGAACGCCCAGATAGGCTTGCAAATGATTTATATAATGCTCCTGATTTGTGGTGGGTGTTTGGTGTGCGTAATGGGTGGGAAGACCCAGTATATGATATGAAGCTAGGCATACAAATGTTCTTACCACAGGCTACGTATATCCGGAGTATATTATGAGTGGTAGTTTTGTAAACAATTCAGGCCCATTCGGTTTTTTACCCGATCCATACCAGAGAACATCCTATGGGTATAATTTCACCAGACGGAACATTGCTGCTATGGAGAGTAGGGGGTTCTCTGACAATTTTATCAAATATATTGATTCCCAAACTAACTATGTGAAGGCAAGGGCTGCTGCAAGAGCTATACGTGGGGGAGACCCCAGACAGATTACGCTGCACGCCGGTAGAGATTTAACACAAACTGAACTTGATGCTATTCAAAAAATAGAAAAATCCAAGATACTCAAAGATACCTTGTTATACGGATTTCAAGAGCAATTACGTATGCAACCATCAAGCCCATTGGCAGCACAAGTCATACCGAGTTTACAATCGTTAATATCAAGTGAACAGAATAAATTGGACCTTATTAGTGCAGCTAGTAGGACGGTTAAAATCAATGGTATTGATATTGTTGTTGATAACACCAATGGGGCAGTTGNTGATAATCCATTGAATGATTATATAGATGTCCAATATCATGTTGTATTGTCTATGGTTAGTGAAAAAGACGGTATCGAGTTTCAGAAAAATGGTTATGATTCATCGGGTATGACAGTTGATCTGAATACCCTTAAAGCTACTAATATAACACGCCGATCTATTACATTAGCTAGTACCGGTGATACATTAACTAATAGTTCCAGTTTGGCAGGGGCCGAAATCGTTGATAGTTCCCTACAAGGACCACGTTTGCCCAACCAAGTTAATGATACAACAATTTCTGGGACTACTAGAAATTATTATAATATTGTCAAAACAACGGTCAATAATCTAACTGCACCATCACAGAATAACCCACTGGTTAGTACAATGTTGGGTATGAAGATGACGATTGCTGAACCAGTTGGGTTCAAACTTCATGAGGACATTAAAGATTCGAGTATTCTATTAGGTTATAAAGATATAAACCCCGGTAGAGTAATATATCGTGTGGATATCTATTTTTCGGGATACAACCAAGATACTGGGGAATGGGTAGAGCAAATCCCTCTTAATAAGTCTGGGATAACCAAAATTTCATCTATGATGGCCATTACCGATATGAATGCAACCATTGATAGCAATGGAACGCAGTATGAAGTTGATTTAATGCCAGTTGGCCACTTTGTGTTTAGACCGGAAGATTTTGTTATTGATGCACAAACAATTCATTCTGGTATACAATTTAGAGATTTTTTAAACAATTTTGCAACTGCATTATCGGATTCCAAAGAGAAACGCACCGCATCTAGCTCGGTGGGATCATTGATTAGGCATTATGAATTTTATGCACCAACCGCATTAATGGACTCAAAATTTGATATTAGTGAACTTTATAATCCAGAGAAACAAATCTGGGACAATGCTGATCCTGACCATATTATCGCATCAGGTGCTGATGTTGATATTTTAACTACATTGCAGGGAGCATTGGCTAATACAGTAGTGGCACAAGAAATATTCAATGCCGATGTCAATAATGATAATTTTTTAAGACCTCGTATTATGTTTAATGTCCGATTTAACACCGTATATGGAAAACGTTCAATAGTCACCGCCAATCTGTATGATTATCAGGAAATTACACATCAATATATTATCGAGCCATATATTTCATTTAAAAAAGGTCCGGTTAAACCCGAAAATCTTGTTCAGTATGTTGATCCCCAGAACCAATTATTGCGAATTCACGAAATGATCCGCATGGGTATGCTTCGTCGTATATATAATTATGTTTATACAGAAGAAAATACCGAAGTGATTAATTTTGATATACGGTTGAAAACATTTTATTATAACACGCTGAACACATCTGCTCGTACTCAAGCCGCATCTGGAGGCGTTAGTAGTAAGGCAACTGCCGCCGACGCTATTACTAGAGCATCTATTCAACAAAATGTGGTTCAAATTTTTTCCTCCCCAAGTGGAAATTTTCCTGAAGTTGAACAAACCATACAACGTTTGTTTGGTAATTATAGATATGATGTAAGTGGTACTAATCGTGGAGCCACCAGATTGGGTGGTGGTTACAATGATGGCCCAAGTTCTACTAATTTCGGGGATACATCATCACCGGCACACGAACGAAGAGATGATTACTCAACATATATGTCGGATTATCTTTCTATGGACCTACTAACCTTGAATGGTTTGACAGTTCGTGGCGATCCAACATGGTTATTAAATCCATATTCGAGTTCCGATGTTGGAAATTTAGAAAAAATAACAGATAGCACTGGGGCAGCAGGAATTGGCAATACGGTTGGCCCACATGGTGCAGCAGTTGTAAGACCNCGAACTGATCAAATANTATTTCTTAGGATGTTTCCACCCGATCAGAACGATTTGATGAATAAAAATCGTACATCTGGTAGCAGCTATCCATCCATTATTGGTGGTTTCTATTTAGTGAGTAATGTAACATCAATTTTCGAAGGTGGAAAATTTACCCAGACTATTGATGGGTTCAAACTTAGTCATTTAAATTATGCAGAAGAATTATTTGAACGTAGTGCTTCTAGAAGCGGGACTCCTATTAATGGAACAGATGCCCAACGTGAACCAGTAAACCAGAACAAGAGTAACTAATATGGATAAACATAATATGAAACCAGTGGTCAGTGGCGGACTTGGAAATAACGCGAGGTCCGAAACATCAGGTGATAGAATAACACCAAATCAACAACAACAGTTGCTTGGATTTTATGTGGCACAAGTTATGGATGATCAAGATGATCAGCACATGGGTCGTGTATGGGTATACATTCCAGAAATTAGTGTTCCTAGATGGGATGAATTTTCAACTCCATCTTACGGGGGTACTACACCGGATAGGCAATCATCTACAGGTTTAGATTTCCAACAAAGACAGAGAACTGGATGGTTACTAGTCTCGCCAATGTCACCATTTTCGGGATCAGATGATTATAGAAACGCTAACCGCTCTGATGGAACAAGTTCTACCCATGGTGATGTTAATTCGTATGGTATGACTGCACAAGCTCGTAATGGAGATTTCGTTGGTGTGATGTTCCATAATGCCGATCCAACGGCTGGTTATTATATTGGGATGATCCCTAAATCGGGCCGTAATGGCATGGTTCCGGGTGTTCCGGGCACTACTGCATCACAGACAAGGAACCGCACCACTGGCTCAAATCAGGCTACTACATCCCCACCTGATGCTAAGTCTAAAGGGGTATATCAAGATGCAATTATGCGTGCTGCCAAAACCAATGCTAAATCTAAGGGGGTATACCCAGACGCCATTATGAGGAAGGTACAGGCAGAATCTCAGAATAAAGGTGTATATACTGATGCTATTATGCGGATGGTTCAGGATGAAGCATCTATCCCAACTATGGATAAGTTGCCAACCAATGATGATCCGCGTGGTGAAGCGCGATTTGCTACTAGTGATTTGACCACTAATATGGCAAGGGCCGGTGTTATATCTGATAAAGAACGTGGTGCGGGATCATCTGGTGCTAGAAGGGAATCCCCATCATATGTAACTGGGATCAAAACACCCGGATGGTCATATGATAGTGAAAAATATAATAAGGATGTTGATGGACAACAATTCCAAAATAGAGTTAAAGAACTTCATAATGTGAATTCGGTTGGTCACCAATTCGTCATGGATGATCATCCTGATAGTCAACATATCAGACTACGCACATCTTCAGGAAACCAAATTTTGATGAATGATTCGTGTTCAAGTCCATACATTTACATACAGACAGCGGCTGGTAATACATGGATTGAATTATCGGATGATGGCAATGTGAATGTATATGCAGGTGGTGATATCAATGTACATTCTAAGGGAAATTACAATCTTACTGTTGATGGTGATATGAATGTTGGAGTTGGTGGGGATTTTGACATGCGAGTTGGTGGCAGGCACTCACAGAGTGTTGACGGTTTAGCCATGGAGATATTCAACGATTCTTTAATGACACAAATTAAAGGTGAATATGACTTTATAGCTGGGCCGCAATCCCGCATGACCTATAATGGAACATTGGATACTAGAGTTGGTGGAGATGAAGTAAAAACTGTTCAGGGAAAGGGTGACATAGCATATACCGCATCATTAACATATAATGTAGAGGGGGATTATGAGTTAATGTCCGGTGGTCAGATTGGTATTAACGCTGGTGATGTATTTGGTGTAACCGCTGGACAGGATGTTAGCATATATGGCAACGGAACTATGGGGTTGCAATCTGGAACTGAAATGTCCATCATTTCTGATACCACTATTGGTATAGAATCTGTTGCAGAAATTAATGTCAAAGCGGGATCAACAATGGGTCTCGAATCTACTGGCGCATTTGCTTTGAAATCAGGCGACACATTAGGCGTAGATGCTGGTGGAGCCATTAATGTACTGGGGGGTGGTAATATATCATTGGATGGTCCACAGATTCATATGAATTCGGGAGTAGCAACTACGATATCATCTATACCGGCACTTGATGCAGTTATATCTATTGAGAATGATAGATTATTTTCTTATGCAGATTTTGCAGCACCCCCATTCTTACCAGAACTTAAGCAGACGTATTCACCACCCACGGATACACAGGCTATCTCTAATGAAGTTCCACAACTTCAAAAGACCGTGGCATCAGTGGTTCCACAACATCAACCATGGAATGATCGCTGTGGAGTCGGAAGTACAGCAGGCACTAATGGGCTTGTATCAACATCACCTGTCAGCGGAGGTTATATACCACCATCTAATAACATCACATGTTCTAGAACGACTACCACAACTCCGGTAAATTCTAGAACCGGAGCTAGTTTTTTCACTTCCTTAATACCAGATTTTTTAAATGGTGGTTTTAATTTTGACAAAATTATTGGACAGATTGGTATGTTCGGTGGTGGTATTGATTTTTCAACAGGTAATGCAGGAGAGGCTCCTGTATATAAGTCACTACGTGCTGCTGGTGCAGGAGAAGTATACAATCCAGCCGATTTATCTATATCCAAAATTGGATTAGATTTTATTAAACGTAAAACGGGATTTTCAAAAGTCCCCCAACTTAATGCGCTAAAGACTGCATATACTGTAGGTTTTGGTAGCTCGGTTAATGTTGGGGATATCATTGGCGGGTTAAAACTTGATTCAACAGCACTTTCAAATATCACATCTCTTGGGAATGATTTACAAAAAGGATTGGCTATCAAACTTGATGAAGCTACAACATCATTAACATCGGAATTGGATAAAATTGATGCTTGGGTCAAATCCAAATTTGCTAATATTGAATTTACCCAACACCAGTATGATGCCCTACTTAGTTATGTGCATAATATTGGGTTACAAAATATCGAATCATCTACTAGTGGTAAAGCTTTTATAGCAGCATTACAAGCTGGTGATGTAGCTACAGCACAAGCGGAGATGCAAAAAAATGTTTATGTTGGTGGGGCCATAGATTGTTCTATGGTAGATCGTCGTAGACAAGAAATCAGTCGTTTTGGTCAACCCAACTCAAGAGGTGGTATTACTACCAGTAATAGGACATATAACCCAACAGGTAATGTTATTAATATTGCTAATTTTCACATGGATGAAGCTGTTCGCAACGCAATTGCTAAAGCAGAAGAAAAATTAAATCCTGGAGTTCCAGAAGGGTTTCTATTTGCAATTGCATCGTTTGAATCGGGTTTCAACCCTTATGCGCAAAATAAACAATCCTCTGCGGGTGGTCTATTTCAGTTTATCGGGTCAACTGGTGAAGATTATGGTATTAGTAAAGCTAGGGCCAAGACTACAGAACAGGCCCTGACAAGTCCATACAACACCTATCCAATTTATAACCCAGAAATAAATGCATTTGCTGCTGCACAACTAACTAATGCTAATTATAAAGTATTATTCAATGGTGGGGTACAAACTATTGACTCTGCTGCATTATATACCGCACACTTACTTGGAGCGGGTGCTGCTCAGAAATTCTTTCTTAATTATGAAGCAAATCCTTCTGCACCAGCGGCAGAAGCATTCCCAAGAGCCGCATCAGTTAATAAGGGAGTATTTTATAATCGTGATGGTTCAGCCAAATCATATACTCAAGTAAGAGCATATTTTGCAAACAAAATTGAAAAACCGCGTCAATATTTCCTTGGACAGCAAAGTGCGTCTATCCCCCCAGCAAGTGGAGAAATAACTGGTGGAGGAATTACTTGGAAAAGGGGACTACGTAATCCAGACTTTACTGCACCACCACAATACCAAGCGGCCCTGCTAGATGTTAAAGCAAGAGTTGAATCCGCTGCATCCGCTGCTGGTTTAACTGAAATGTATTTTAATTCTGGTTTCCGGTATAGCCCCGACCGTGATCCGGGATTGGCAGGACAAGGTTGGATAAACAATACTACCGCCAAAGGTGCATTTAACTCACAGCATACATTTGGAAAAGCACTCGATCTTCATGTTGGCAATCTGACTGTTGCACAACAACGTGCGTTCTTAACACAATTGATTGCGAACGGAATTCATGGATTTGGTATTGGGTCTGGGGTTTTCCATGTGGACACTAGAGATTATAAAGTTACATGGAAATATGATTCATCCCAAAAAGTGGCAGATATTCTTAGAGCGAATGGATGGAGAGCCTAAACATTCAATACATCAGATGGAGCGATATTTCTTTGCTCCATCTCCAACTGTATTTGTTCATTAATTTTATCAATTCCACTAATTCTAATTTGGCGAACTCGCTCTTTGGAAATATCATGCCGATGTCCGAGTGTCTCTAATGTTTCTTTTTCACCATCATCTTGTAACATTTGGGAAATCACGATATCTTTTGTCCTACCATCCAATGTATTAAGTGCATTAGTAAGTAACTCTACACCAAGTTCTTGTGTCTGTGTATCACCAATTTCATCTTCAGCAATTGGATAATGCGAAATTAGTACATCTTGTTTTGTTAAATCGGCATCATCGCCAATAGTGGTATTAAGACTCTGATACGGTTCCCTCATAATATCATTCATTGTTTTGATACTTTTAACATCCACTTTTAATTCTGCTGCGGTTTTTTCATACCATTCTGTTGTTAATTCATCGGATTGTTTCAGTTCTGTAGCAACCAATTCACGCAATTTAAAAAATAATTTTTTATTTTTTCTATTAGTGCATACATTAGTTATAAAAACATTCTTCATTATATATGTGTACATGTGTAATGTAATGGTGGATCGTGCATATGTACTAAACCGAAATCCCTTTTCCATGTCGAAATGTTGTATTGCCCAAGACATTCCAAGCCATCCCTCACTAATCAATTCATCTCGATCTAAATTATAGCCACGCATTTTTCTAACAGCTTTGCCAATGATGGGACTATATTGTAGAGCAATACGCCCTGCCACCCTATCTGCTAGTCGATCCTTACCTGTTGCCTTCAGATCAGTTAATTGTTGGAAAATAGATTTTTCTTCTTCAAGTGTAAGATGTTTTAATTGGTTATTGAGGATAATGTTCATATGTATACCACCATAGATAAGTAAACTACTATTTAGTAAACAACCCATTATTATCAAGATGACATATCTACTAAATATTAATATTAGGAGTTTGCCATGACCGCACCGATATACACAGGATATTCTTCTGTTGCCAATACTCAAATAGATACAAGGTTACATGATCTGGAGCTTGTTAAACAAGATTTAATAAATCATTTTTACACCCGAATTGGTGAACGGGTTAGTAGGCCAAATTGGGGGTCTATTATATGGGATTTATTATTTGACCTCAGTGATTCCAGAACAGAGGCATTGGTAATACAAGATGCCATGAGAATTATTAATGAAGAACCGAGAGTTAAATTATTGGAATTAGTCCCCAACATTCACTTAGAGAAACATAGCATAGAATTGACTATTAAAATTTTATCAGTTGAAACTAACATGGAAGAGATATTTCGAGTAGAATTCCAAGCTTGACCAATACATTGAATAATCATCTATATACTCCTAAATATTAAGGTATACCATATAAGGAATAATTTCATATGTCATCATTAACTAGACAGAATGCTTTGCTGGTAGCCGAATCATGGACACGCATTTATGAAGCCATGGAAAATCAGGACTTTCGTGCATATGATTTTGATAACATTGTTCAGGCTGTTTTTAATTATCTGAAGTCTAATTATAAAGAAGAATATAATGATTGGGTGGCATCAAGTGAGTTCGTTACAAAGGTAGAAATACTTGCGTGGTTGTCACAAAACTTGTCTTTCAGAACAGAACTGAATACAAGAGAAACATTCTTGGCCACGGCAGAACGTAGAGATAGCTTAATACGATTGGCCCAGAATGTCGGGTATAAAATGAATCGGGTTCGCTCCGCTACTGGGGGGCTAAAACTAAAGACAATAAGAACATCACAAGATATTATAGATTCTAATGGTATTAATCTAAAGAATAAAACTATTACATGGAATGATCCCCGAGATGAAGACTGGTTTGAACGGTTTGTCCTTATTTTAAATGAAGCATTTGTTACTAGAACACAATTCGGGACACCACTATCCTCAAATACTAGCAATGGACTATCTATTTCTCAATACAGATTCAATTCAGCCGCCCCAATTAGTGGTGCATATAAGTTCACAGCTACTGTTAATGGTCAATCACTCCCATTTGATCTATATAACTCTTATGTTGATTCTACTGATGGAACAATCAAAGAATATGCACCTAATATATCCAATGCATTTCATATTACCTATCTCTTAGATGGTAGAGGATATAATTCACACCAAACTGGTTTTTTCTTACCATTTAAACAAGGGACATTAACATATCGGGATGAGGTATTTGCTAATCCTGAAGTATTAAGAACGGTAACCTTATCATCACCCAATGTGAATAACGATGATTTTTTTGTCCAACAAATTGATCAATCCGGTAATGTGATCGCGGATTGGACCCAAGTGGATACGGTATTCGGTGAAGGGGTCAGTTTCAACACATTATCTGGTTCCACACAAAATGTGTATGAGATAGACACACTTAATAACGATACGGTTAGGGTTAAATTTGGTGATGGTACTTTTGGTGCAATTCCAATTGGCACATTCCGTTTCTGGTATAGAACCGCTAATCCAACACCATCACAGATCAATTCATCGGCAATTCAAAATACCGCATTAACCATTCCATATGTTGCTAGTAATGAATTATACCAACTTACTATGACCGCATCGTTGGGAACCACTGTTTCTAATGGGGTTGCTACCGAAAGTAATTTTGATATTCGAACTAGAGTTGGTAAGGTGTTCTACACACAGAATCGTATGGTGAATGCTCAAGACTACAATAACTTTTATCTCAAAGATAATTCAATTCAAAAAGTTCAAACCGTGAATAGGAGTTTTGCTGGACAATCGCGGTATTCCAGACTTAATGATCCAACTGGGTTATATCAAAATATTAAACATGTTGCCGAAGATGGTCGCATCTATGAAGATTTCACATCAGCTACAAATGAATTTTCCGGTGATACAAGTATTTTAACAGTGTCTGGACTAGTTTCACAGTACATTAAACCACTCTTGTCTAAGGTTGATAAGAAAACATTATATCAAACCAAATATAATGAAATTGTTTTCGCCACACCATTAACGTGGACCGAAACATCCAGTACAACGACTCAATCTCTTGGCAATGTAACACTATCTGGGGTTCCACAAGTCGTGGGTAGCACTGGGACCGGCGATCTCATTTATATTGATACCGACACTATATTACGCTTGGATAACCCATTGGGAGCAACTGTGAACATTGATAGGCTTGTTGGTGATGGCACCGCAGCTAATGGGATTATTCTTAAAGATGTTATANCCACTGGGAAAACAATTTATAGCGCATTACCAGCCCTTAGAAATACCTTCACACTTGCCGAAGAAAATGAATTAATTGCGAGATTAAATAGTAAATTAGATTTCGCAATCTATTGGGATCAACAAACATTAACTTGGAAGTTTATATATTCTGAAGACATTAATAAGACTGATGACTTTTCAATCGACAATATGGGTGATACAAGTAAAACTGCCAAAGATGCTTCATGGATGATACGATTTGAATTTTCAGCGGGTACAACATCTAGCTCAGCCGATGATACATGGATTATTACTGATCGTGGGCTAAGTCTATTTTTTGAATCCGCCAATGAGGTGGACTTTGTTTATCAAAATTCTGCAAGTGTTATTGATCCAAATACGGGTAAAGCAGTTTGGGATACTATTAAGATATTGGATACCAACGAATCCAAGGAAAGCCTCTATCGTAGGGGATTAACCTCTCATACGACTAATCAGAATAAGATGTCAGTTTATACTTTTACGGGTGATGGAACTACATTATGCTTTCAAACACAGCAAGTACCATTGGAATCTGAAAAAACCGTTGTTCTTCTTGATGGTATCTATCAGATAGAAAATGTAGATTATACGATTACCGCATCTATTGCAGGATATTCCGTTTGTTTTGTTACTGCACCAGCACATGGTGATAGTATTGCAGTTTATTATAATTCAGAATTTGTTCATTCCAGTCTATCAGTATATGAAGCCATTGGTGATGGAAATACAGATGAATTTGACTTGGGAGTGTCTGGTGTAAGATCAGCAAATGTAATATCACATATTGATGGTGTTGCACAAAATGCTAATGTTGATTATGGTATTGGACAAATTGGAAATAATAATTCGTTATTATATGATACTACATTATCATCTGGTGTTGTAGGGTCTATATTCTCAATTGCTGGAATTGATAACAATATCTTTACTAGAAGTAATTTCATTGGTGATGGCACCACAATATCGTATTCAGTTCCAAATGGGGGTCAAACGTCAGATACAATATTGGTGGCAATAGATGGTATAACACAAGCACCATCACAATATAATATTGTTGCAGGAGTGTCCTCAAGTGTAATTACATTTAATACTGCACCTGCCACATCTACACGAGTTAGAATAACATCAATAATAAATCCAAATCTGGTAAAATCAAATAATTATGAATTCACCGCAGATGGAACTACTAATTCATTTACAGTATCAGGAGCTACTGCATTGCCGACATCTGGTGCTGGGGTTCTAGTGTATATGGATGGTGTCTTGCAGTATGGTCCATGGTCTGCTACACCAGCATGGTCAGTCACCGGTTTTAATCAGGTATTTTTTACAACCGCACCTGTGGCCAACACTACCATTCAGATATTCTATATTGGTGGTGCGTTGGGGATTAAATGTGCTGCTGATCCATCTAATTTATCATTAACCACAGTTGCCCCAACACCCTTAGATGTTTCATCTAACTTATTGAATTTTCTTGGGACTAACATATCATTTACCCCCACTGATACTATCAGACACGCTGATGGGTATATTAATAAAAATGGTTTGGCTATTGAACCAATTGATGCCAATTCCGATGGGGTCATTGATCGTCCCTTTATTTTCAGGGATTTTGTATACCAAGATGGATCAGACATAGTATTATGGCGTAGTATTAAAGAATTTGGTTTTTCTGTGTGGGACCCAATTGGAAGTTCGACATCCCCGCGTGGGACTACAGGATTATCAACCAATTCCGGTATAGCCGTTGGAGATGCCATAGATACTACTGTTAGTTCTGCTGGTGATATTCATTATGATCGAAGTACATCCGTTTGGTTAATTGCAGATTCTGCTACCAACACGTGGATTGCAGCCCCCGATCAATCACTCTATAAATTTGCTATAGGTCGGGGTGATTTACGTTTTATGTGGACTCATTATGCACCTGAAGCAAATCGTATTGATCCATCAAAGAGCAATATTATGAACGTGTATATATTAACCACTGGTTATAATACTGCATATCGTAATTGGTTGGCTCAAGATGGATACCCTGTAGATGAGCCATCACCGGAAACCTCTGAACAATTGAGACTAGCATATTCTAATTTCGAAGATTATAAACCGATCAGCGATGCGGTTGTATATTATCCAATGTCATATCTCCCATTGTTTGGTAGTCAGGCAATACCAGAGTATCAGGCTACATTTAAGATTATTCAAACTGCTGGTTCAACTCTTTCCGAGGCAGACTTGAAATTGAAGGTACTATCCGCTATTGATACATATTTTGAGATTGAACGATGGTCTGCTGGAGAAAGTTTCTATTTCACAGAGTTGGTTGCGTTTGTTCATGCATCAGTAGCACCGGATTTACAATCAATGGTTATTATACCGAAATCAACTACACAAGCATTTGGACGTATGTTCCAAATTAGATCAGAACCAGCACAATTGTTTATTTCTGCTGCATCCCCAGAGGATATATCAGTGGTACAAAATTTCTCGGATACAGAATTGCGTATTGGTTCTTTGGTTTAATTCAAAACTACACTGGAAACAGATACTAGTTGTTCCTAAATATTAAGTAACAAAAGGGTTTCCAAACAATGCCTAAAGACCGTAGATTTTTCAATAGACTTCCATGTTATCTCCAAACTGATGGTAATAATCGATCTTCATATATTGCTGAAGATGTAATGTTTGAACCAGAACGTGCTGGTTTTATAACTGGGTGGGCTGGGGATATTTCCAAATTAGCCCCAACCGATCTCACACGGTTCCCCCAACTCATCGAGGGGACCAAGGAACGCCAAAAATACCAATTGTCACTGGGTTCTGTCTTGGTTAATCCAGATACCGGTGTTCGCTCCGGAGGAGCATTTTATCCCGATCTAGTAGGACAGATTAAATCTAATGGTGGAATCACAAATGATCCTAATAGGTTATTTGAAACATCATTTTACACGTATAGCCCACCATTCGATTATGATAAACATATCAATTTTTCAAGATATTATTGGACTGGGGCTGGAGATGCAACGGTTAATGGAGAATATATTACCAAAGAAATTCAAGGATCACAAACGGTATTCTACCTAGTCACGGATACTGGTCTTACTATGGTCAAAGCAACATTTGGTAATACCGCCCCATCCTCTCCATCCACCGATGATTTGTGGGAAGATACTTCAACACCAAACCGAACCGTGTATAAATATGATGGGACCACATGGGGAATATTAACATATACTATTCTTACTGATATGCCTTCATCAAGCGATTATACTGTTGGTGAATATCTATACATCCTGAGAACCGGAGAAGAATTCAACAGACCGGTTGTTTGGAGATTTTCCACAGGTACAGGTAGGTGGGTATCTCAGGGAGTTGCAATTGGACCAAAACCAGTTACACCAATTGATGGGATGATATGGGAAAATGATAGTATTGCTGGGGAACGTGTTTTCCAAATATATTCTGGTTCAACATGGACCAATCTGACATGGACCCCTGCTAGTGGACCATCTGGAATAGCCGTAGACGGAACATATATCTATGATACCAGACAATTATCATCGATTGGAGATGGTTGGTCTAATAACAACTGGTGGAGACACTATGATGATCTTAGTGAGGTAGATAGAGCAGCTTTATTATCGGGTGATCAAGCAATCCGCCCCATCATCGAATTTTGGGCGGGTATTGAATCCGCTGCCGGTGATATGCGAACTGCAAGACATGATCTTCCACTATTCAAGACATACAAATATGATATCAATGCTGGCGAGATTATTGATGCTGCTCACAGCACTACGTTATTTCAATATCAGGTTGGTTCAGGAAACGATGATGCTGTTATGGGGTTTCCATTAACATATAATGCATCTGGTGAGTTTACGTTTGAATTAACATTAGAAACAGATACTATTGCATCAGCAACAGGATATAGATATTTCGTAGATACATTTACTGGGTATGCACATTCCATATGGACCAAATCATCTTCAAAGACATCCCAATCTATAGATACAGATGGGTTGGCGGATGTTCCAGTATCGATAACATCAAATGCGGATCATGAAATTATAACGGTAGTTTCGCGTAGTCGATTGCTTGGGCATTTATCTAGTGTGATTAAGTCTCAAGCTAATTTTTCTGGAAATGAATTTGGTTTAAATAATTTCAGATGGACTGGTCAGGATGTCACAATCGGTGCCACAATGATCGATTGTGAAAACTCTTTACTTAGGGTTATGGGAACTTTACAGGATTCTAATCTATCAATCCCCACGGTTATTCGTAAAGTTTCTCGGGAATATAACCGAGTACTTTTTAAATTTAATAATAGACTAACAAGATTATGGGATAATCTGACTATATCTGATCCAACCGGATCACTCATTGTTACACCCACTGAAGCGGTTGATGCGATCTTAACTGAATTATTTATTGGGCGGGTTAGTACATTTAGTAATTATTATTCTGATATGGGTGTCTATACGGAAACCCAAATTTCCAATGGTGTGGCCAGTGCCATATCTAATACAACCCGTCCTATTTTCATTCCCCCAAGCCCCCCACGTGTGGGCGCAACATCTGTTTATAAACCATCATCATTCATTGATCGAGATGGCACAACCAAATTGCGTGGCCATGAGGGTATGATTATACCCTCATTTGGGGATGATAGGGATTTAGTATGGTTGGAGTTGCAAACTAGATTTTATAATGCTATCCCATCATATTATAAAACGGAGAGTACAAGTTTTTCTGCAAGACATTCAGAATCCAATTTCTATTTAGAAAATTATTATGGTAACTCTACACCAACTAATTTTACCACAGTTGCACAAGTTGTTGATGATTACAATAACACCATAGCCCCAAGTGCCGGTATGACCGTGCTAGATACGGGTCGTGCTGTACTCGCATATTATGATGGTGTTAAATGGACCCCTACTGATATTCTCAGTGATGATAAATTTCTCAATTCATCCAATGGTGAATATTACATATATAATGGGTTTGGTGTTAATCTCATTGATCGGCACAACAATGCATTTTCGTTTGATTATACCAAGGAAGAATATCTACAAATTATGCGTAGAGAATTTGAAAGGTGGGCAGTATTTCTTGAATTAGATTTTGTTACAAACAGCACATATGATGAGACCGATCCATTCACATGGAATTACCGAAGTGCTGGGGTTGANGGTCATTATATGGGAATTTACTCCCGCTTATATAGAACGGTTCGTCCTCATTCTCATCCATGGGAGATTGTTGGGTATTCTGTCCAACCCGATTGGTGGACTACATCATATGTTCCTACAGCAGTTTCCAGTGATGGAACCCCAAGATATTCAAATACCCATCCCATGTGGGCAGATTTTCAAGCTGGTATATATAACCCCATTACGTCATCCCAAGATAACCAATTTGTTATGGCTGCACCAATTCCCGTTGATAGCAATGGAGAATTGATTGATCCGATTGCGGCTGGAATAGTATTAGAGGATAAATTAGTCCCCGAGAGGAGAAATGATTCATGGATTTATTCCGATGGTGCACCTGTAGAGCAGGACTTCATAAATAGTTCAAATTTTGCATTTGCAACTGCTCTTTTGGGGTATTTGATGAAAGTGGGTATTTTTGTAGATACATTGTGGTCAGAATTATATATTGATATTGGAGAGACCGGTACCAATCATATATGGAATGCTCCCCACGTGGTCCATAATTCAACGCTGACACGCCCATCTCTGTCTGTGCTACCGGTACACCTAGAAACGGTTAATGGCACCGTGACGCCCCGCCTTGGCATCAATGCGTGGATATCAGAATATACCAAAGCTCTTGGCAATGATGTTACAGATAGTTTTGGGGATACCATACGAAACACGCAGATTGCATTGGGATGGAGAACTGCTGGTTATATCAATCAAGATAGAACAGTGATTAAAACATTAAGTGGGTTACAGATACCCGCAGAAGATGTTCACACCATTCTTCATCGATCTACGCCAATTCAAGAATATTTTGGGTCTGGTGTATTAATTATTAGAGAAGGAACGGGGTACAGAGTTTATGGATTTGATTTATTTGATCCATATTTTTCCATTGATACACCAGTAGTCCCGATTACTGGTGGACAGGTTGAATTGCGTGAAGATATTATAGCAACAGCTAATCAACACGATTTTACAGTAACGCAGTTTAAATTGCCGCAGAATAACATGGCTAATGATTCGGCCAAATTATCTATACTAATTAATGGAAACCGTGTTAAAGATCAACATATAACAGTTACCAGCGATACTACATTTTCATTTGAATCTCTTGCTACCATAACGGCGGGTGATGTCATTACCCCAGTGGTGCTTACATCGATATCTGCCCCAATGACTAAGGTTAAACAATTTCAAGTTGGTGGAGTTGTGTTTCCATACGTAGATTATGGCCAAGGCGTAACTGAGCGTGTTGATTATGGCAGATACTATGAATCGGTACCTGATGTTATCAATTTCATGCTGGCATATGGACGTAAG